AGCTAAATTTCCCCCCTCGGTAATTGTAGTTGCTACCATATCCGCAAAAGCAAGAGAATAATCTAAAGTAAAATTTTTCAAACTTTCCCGCATAGATTCAAAAGTGCTGGCAAACTTTTCTTTTACCTCATCACTCCATTGAAATATGGGCTCTTTTGTTTTTTCTCCAAATGTTTCCTGTATATCTCCTGTTATATCAATGGTCTCTATTTCTGATGGGTCTAAAGTTTGGTAATCATCCTCCTCCTGTGGGTCTGGTAAAACCCCTCCTCCAGAAAATAAAGCATTTGATAAGGCATCCTGTAATTTGCCCGCCCCACTTTTAACTCCATCAACTATACTATTAACCCATTCTTTTCCTTTCTCCACTCCCTTATCTATATCCTCCTTTGTGATTGGCTCTAATTTTCTCTGTTGTACATTCTCTACGGCTTTATCCCATTTTTTTTGCACTCCATTGCTAAAATCATCAAAATTTCCAGAGATGTCATTTAACAGCTCATCTATGGCCAAATTCCGTGCATCCTTATCAAATAAATTTAATAATACTTTTCCTACACCCTTAAATCCATCAACCAAAAAATTGAATAAAAATTGTGCAGACTCCCAAATATATCCAAACGCAAATCCAATACTCTCAACGGCTATTTTTACAAAAGTTATCTCATTATACCATTTTATAACTGAGTTTACAAGCTTTACAATTGGCTCCTTTAAATTATCAAAATGTTTAATCATCCCCGCCAATATCACTCCTAGTCCTAAAAACACATAAGTAAAGGGATTAAATAAAGCCATAAATAAAGCAGATGCTTTTGATACTATACCTAGAGTCCTTACAAATCCTATTAAGGTTGCAAAGGCTGTAGATAATGCTCCTATAATAGAAAGGGCTGGACCTAGTAAAGCTATTGCAGCTGCCGTTTTTATAAATCCCTTTTGAGCGTCTGTACTCATATTAGAGAATTTAGTCGCTAGCTCAGATATTTTTCCTGCAATTTTTGTAGCTATTGGCATGATAGCAGTTCCTAATTCAACTCCTGCAGTTTTTAAATCTGATAGAGCTTGTTGAAATTTAAAAGCAGATGTTTGAGAGGTTACTTCAAATGAATCATTTACAAATCCCTGCGACTTATGCATCTCATCCAGTATATTAGTATAGGATTCTGTTTGCGTTCCTAATACTCCTAATACTCCCTTTAAAGCCTGTGACTTACTAAAAAACTCAGATAAATCTATATTATTCTCCTTAAATCTATCATTAAGCATAAACAAAGTTTTTTGCAGTCCTTGTTCGCCTAATGATTTTCTAACTTGTTCAGTAGTTAATCCAACATCCTCCAGAGCTTTCGTTTGTTTTGGAGTTATTTTAGCAAATGCCATCATTACTCCAGATAGACCAGTAGTCGCAGCGTTTGCATCTCCTGTTGTTCTAGTATAGGTGGAAATCATAGCACCCAGCTCCTCCATAGATATTCCTAGATTTGATGCTAGTCCTAATTGAGTCCCTAATACATTTGCTAACTCTCCAGCCTCAAACATACCTGTACGGACCATTTGCCCAAATATATCCAATGCATCTGATGATGACAAAACATCCTCGCCGTAGGCATTTTGTGCCGCTGCTGCCACTTTTGCTAAGTCTGTTTGTTCCCCTAATCCAATAGCAACACCCTTAGAAACAGACTCTAATGCTCTCATAGCACTTTCTGAATCTAAGCCCGCAGATGTTAAAAAGTATAAGCCGTCTGCTAAGTCCTTTGGACTCTGTGCTGTTTGGCCGGATAATTCTTTTACGGATTCTTTTAGTTTTTCAACTTCACCAACTGGCAATCCTACAAGCGTCTGGATTTTTGTCATTGAGGACTCAAAATCGGATGCTAATTTTATTGCACCACCACCAACAGCAATCATTGGCATGGTGATTGATGATGTCATTTTGGAGCCAATGTTTGACATGGTTTTTCCAAATCTATTGAGCTTGGTCTGCATTTTTCGCAGGCCAGTTTCAAAGGCTTTTGAGTTGAGTTTTATATATACGGATAATGTTTTTACCGACTTTGCCATACGTTATTTTTTGATATTTAGTGTTATTTGTAAAATCTCATTTAAGGTGCCAAATTTCCCTTTTAAGACGTTTTTAGGTCTTTTAGGTATATTACCATTAAATTAAAAAGATAATGGATTTACCTCTGTTACGAATCACGCTTTTACAAACATCATACCAAACATTAATTTTTTAAATTTTTGTTCGCTTTTGCAATTAAATACTCAGTTTTTTTCTTGTCCGATTTCAGTTTTTTCACGTTGATTTTTTTCTCCCAATCAAACTCAATTAAGTCCTTTAATTTTATTTGGTCCTGCCTTTTTCTATCCTTATTAATCAACGCAGTTGTTTGAAATCTCACTCGCTCCCACTCTGCTTTTTGTAACTCAAAATCATGCTCTCGCCGGCCTTGCAATTTCATTTGGAATAGTCTGGGAGTATAATCCCAAAACTCATCTGGGCTCATATTTAAATATCCCAAACCCAGCTCCAAAAGAATTTCAAAAGTTATAGGCTCCTCTATTTCTTCGCTTTCGCCGTCTTTTTTTTTTCTTCCTCTGGATTCATTTTAGCCATTTGCTCCGAAAAAATCTCCATTGCTTCATTAAATATATCCATCCCCTCATCATCAATCCAATCCGCAATATCATCAGACGTATAATTAAAATCTTCTTTGGATTTTCTCGCTCCATGCTTTAATCCTACATAAATAAGATTAATCGCATTTATAAGAGATAAGTTTTCTCCTACTCTTGCTAGGTCCTGTAATCCTAGTCCAGACATTTCGCACCATTGAGAGAGAGCTGCGAATCCAAAATGTAATGGTCGCATTTCTCCCCCTATAGCAATTTTTTTAAGTTCACTCATAATATAAATTTTTCTCAAATGTAATAAGAAAAAAACTAATTATTATTATGCACTCGCTGCAGTTAGCGCTCCTGTCCCAGCTATGGATAGACTGTACGTGGAAAATTCGCCCACGTTGGCATTAACACCAATTGATGTTATATAACCATATCCTGTATACTTTTTTGCAGATGCTTCTCCAGAACCATCTCTAAACTGTACATAAATTTTTGTACCCGCTTCTAATGCAGCGATGCTAGTATCTCCACTAACAGTCTCGCCAGATGATGTAGTAAAAGCCTCACAGTCTAATGTCCATGATTTTACTCCGTTTATAAATTCTTTTCTCCCAGAGGAGTCTTTATTTGTTACGTCTATAGTTTCCTGATTTACAGATAGAGTTCCTGTTGTTGCCCCCGCTACTGCTGTAGGAGATGTACTACCAGATAAATCTATACTCAAAACTATAGCACTTCCTGTAATTGTATTAACAGCCATTTTTCTATATTTTTTTTAAATTAAACCTTATTTATGATGCAGCGTAGCTAAGCGCTCCTGTTCCAGTAATACTTACCGAATACGTCGCGCCATCTTCCGTACCCCCAGTTGCTGAGAGACTCGTAATATATCCATATCCGCTATAATTATTACCTCCTGTAGTTCCTGTAAATTTTACGAATACTCTACGAGGATAGTCTGCTATAATAGGAGATACTGTTCCTGCTGCAACACTAATCCCCATTGCTGGGAGTGCCATACTAGCAAAGTCTACAGCTCCATCCTCATTATAAAATACCTCTGCATCTACGCTCCAACTTCTACTCAATCCACAATACTCCTTTTTATCTAGAGATGATTTGTCGGTCACTTCTGGAGCATCAACTGTAAGAGTAAGAGTACATGATGTAGCCGCAGCAATAGCTGTAAGTACTGGAGTAGTACCATCAGCTGTATTCGTAGTATCATCTATACTTAGTACCATATTAGTACCATTAACCATTGTCGCCATTTTTTATTATTTTAAAAATTAATCACTTTTTTTTTTACTTTCTTTTTTTGTTGTTTTTTTAATGAGGTTAAATTCGTCCTCTATTACTCCCTCATTTAAGAGATTTAAATAGCCGTCTCTATCTACTGGTCCATAAAAATCTCCCTCCTTATGAGGGAATCTATCTTTTATCAATTTTACTTTATACATATCTTTAATTTAATGATTCGTATTTATTATATATATAATCTTTTATTTTCTTATATATTATATCTGTAGGCTGAAAGGGTGCTGTATCATCTCCTGTACTAGACTCTGGTACAAATAACAGCATCTCATAAACCAAAAATCCACTGCTAGAATCTTGGTCACTTCCTATACTTGCAAAGGTAAGAGAATTAGAATAAGTATCACTATTACCCGCAAAAGAATTATCCTTAATTATTTGCCCTGTTGTTAGTTTTGGATTGTAATTACTATTAAAATACTCAAACCATCCAGAATTATTTTTAGTGCCTCCTGTTTGCGCTTTATTTCCTCCTACTGATAATGCTAAAAAATGGATAGAAGCATCCCAGTAATTAGTGGAGTCTGTTGTAGCTTTTAGTGTAATAGTTCTACTGGAGTAAGTAGTCAAATCTCCGCAAGGATTAAATTGTATTTTAATATCTAGTCCCTGCTTTTCGTGATTAATAGACATATTTCCCTCCTCAGATGCAGAGACACTATTTCCAGATATATAATTTTGGCCCCCTGTTTTGTCTGGTTTATATACAAAAATTATTAAACCTCCATACGCTAGAGATATTGGCTCATAGGCTGTGCCTCTAAATGTCCTAAAATTTTTAGTAGTACTAAACTCACAATATGCCGGAGTTCCAGTATACCATGTAGGCTTATCTGCATCCTCACATCTTAAATATGGATGATACTCTACTATATTATCAGTAGGAGTTTTTTGAGCATAATAATTTCCTATTTTATTATACAAAAATTGTACTAGAGTTGTATTTGTAACAGATGTCCTTTGGTTACTATCCTGAGCCGCGAAAACTAGAGCAGAGGTGTCTACACTTTTAACCTGTGTAAAGTCTAATGATAAAATTAAAGGATTTGTAAAACTACTAATAGTAGTCGCTGTATCAGCTTTGCCCTTACTATAAGAAAACTGGTCTAAATTCCAATAAAAATACACGTCATAATCTATGGCCTTTGTATATAAAAATAGCTCATCGTAATACTCATCTTTTTCATCAGAAAAAAATATATTTGATATGTCTATATTTTCTATTAAACTATGATTATTTCCGTATTGGTCTTGATAACCTTGCACAACGTCTAATCCTATAGACGTAAAATCTCTATAATTATCTAATACATTTTTTATCTTATCAGATATTTTAGAGGTGGTTTTATAACTCTTAGAAACAACTTGAATGCTAAGCTCACATTTAATAAGATTAGGTGTCTTATCTTTTGAGATTTGTAAATCTATCATTTGATGATACAATACAGCTGGATATGATGATGCATCCGATAGAGAATACTTTGCATTTTGAGGCAATATAATTGGATATATCCCTCCTGTTGCTAAATCAGATATTTGACTTTTTAAGATTCTATGTATAGCTTTCCCAATCATTAATTTGGCTTATATGTATTTGATAATTTATGTTTCTCTAAAATGTTATTTTTTATCTGGTTATACTCAGCACTACCAAAAGGAATTTTTTTAGGTACTAATACTAAATCATAAATATGCAATTCATCATTTAAATTTATAGTCCCCGCTCCATTAGTGTCATAACTTGTTCTATTACTATGGATAGTACCAAAATTCATAAAATACTCGCTCCATGTAGTTGAGGCTGTAGCTTCAAATGTGTTAAATCTTAAATTTGTTCCAGCCCAATTTTTAGTCCTGTATGATGATGTGACTAAATCAGTAAACCCCTCTAGTTTTGTTGTAGATGTTCTGCTGATATTAAAGGCAAAAAAAACAGGCTCCGCAAATCTTAAATCTGGATTAGTACCAGTTGAGGATTGTACCGAAAGTAAGGTCCCAGATTTTTCACTCTCCCCTCCAGCTCCATCATCCTCCTTTGCTGTAAAGAAAAATTTATAAAAGACATCACTACCAATGATATCACTTTGTACTCCTATCCCTCCAGCCGGCAAAGATGTTGCCGAATCTTTAAATAATATAGAGGCTCCTTTTTCAGCAGCATGAGAGTCTGGTAATGTGATTACACAGAAAAAAGTAAGTTCCTTATATGTTCTATTAAATCCTAGAGAGGAATTTACTGGAGTTAAAAACTTACTAGACCCAAACTCTAAATAGTTTAATTTATTGAATTTAGGCGGATTTAAAGAGCTTTCTTTTAAAATAGGTCTATTTGTATTACTTGTGCCTGTAGCGTCATTAAAAACGGCGTATTCATTATTTAAACTCAATGTGGCCGTTAAATACTCTACATTGTCACTATCACTATAGACACAGGGACTCCAGATATAATTGACTCCATCATTTATTGATATTGGTTGGTCATACAATGGATTGCCCCCAGAGCTAGTAGTAGCCATTAAATTTAAATCATCTAATTTTAAATAAAAATCTGCTCCCCAATTTGCAATATCATTGATGTAAGTTAATTTAAAATTAATAGTGTTTCTATAGTTTTCTAATACATCATCAAAACTCTCAAAAGAATTTTGAAAAAATAAATCTACAATTTGAAGGCCTGCAACGTATTGGATAGGACCAGTACAAGCGGGAGCGTAATTACCATAGCGCCCATGTGCTGGCGGTGTTCCTGTATACAATGGATTGCCATAACCTATAGAAGCTGAATCATTGCTATTATAAGAGTTTATATATCTATGTAAATTATTTATGATTAAATTAGATATTTTAGCCATTTGAGCATAACTATCCGCAATCACATCAACCTCTATATCAATACTATTTCCTAAAGCTCTAAGAGATTTTATATTTGATGGAGTTATATTTGTAATAGTATATACGATAGCTGGCAGTCCATAATTTTGAGGCAATACGTTTGGAAAAACATTATCTCCTACTATATCATAAACCTCCCTTTGTGGATTATTAGACTGGTCGCCATATCCTACCAATAAATATCGTATTGCTTGTCCTACCATTTTATCAACTTATTAGCTTCATTTAATATATTGTCTAATACTTCTCTTCGCTTATTAAGTCTGGACCTTTCTATAAAATGTAAAGATTGATGATTTCGTGTGGATTTTCCTCCCCTCACTTTATGAGGCTGTAGTGCTAGATGAGCGTACCATCCATCATTTTTGGAGCTCGTTGCTCGCTTCCCATATCTCGGACCTACAAAAATTCCTTTTTTACCAGCAAAAATACCTACCGACCTTTTTAAATTTCCAGACTTATAACTCTCTCTCTCCTTACCATAATAATACCAGTTTTTTTTGCGCTTATTAGCATTATTTTTATATAGTGGAGTTAAATTTCGCATCTCCTTGCGTAATGGTTTGGCCGCTTTTCTTGCTATTTTTTTTGTGACCCTATCTCCAAATCTAGCACGGATAGTATCTAATGACCTTGTTATCTGCGTTAGTTGAGTTTTGTCTATAAGAAATATATTTCTGGCCATTAATCATTATCTGTAAAATAACATCTTATTAAAATTCCCATTCCCCTCCCATTATATTCCATACTAGATATGTTCCAATACTTATTAAGATATTTGATTGTAAAATGTTCCTCTGGAGATATGGTTGCACTATTGACCTCCAAATCATTATCCCACCTCACTAAAAAAGCAACCTTAGATTTTGCCACTATGGTATCATCCATTACTTTTTCATTTCCAGTCGCTGGCACTATCTGTGCCCAAATTGTTTTCAATAATGTCCTACTCTGTGATATTTCTCCATAGGCATTCTGTGTATTAGTATAAGAATAAACCTCAATAGGAGTATCTAATCTCCCAGCTTTTAGAAATTCTTTTTTCATTAGTACGTCTTTACTCTATATGGGTCTAAAATATACTCTGATGCTTTTGGTAGTCTGCTTATGGAATCCTCTCTAAGTTCATACATACGCCCCACAATCAATAAGATAGCTTGTTTAATAGCCTCTGGGACATCACTACCAGAAGAGCCAAAACCACACTTAAATTTTATCTCTATTGCATCTGACCTATTGTATAAATCTGGAGTATTAATTCCATTTTTTATCTCTATAAATCCCTTTTGATTTATAAATGTTCCTACTGAATAATTTGAGCTGGACCATGTTTGTTGCACATTATCACTATCGTAATACTTTAAATGCGTAATTTCTATCAATGGTGGATATGGTAATACTATCTGGGATAGTCCAGTATATTTAGAATAATAACCGCCGTAGGTACTTAAATTAGTAACTACATCTCTATATAAATAACCATCAAAAGAATTAGAGACGTATACATCATCCCAGCTCTCCATTGTCAAAGTATATTGATGCTCTAGAAATTTTATATTTGTATAGTTTTGAGCGACCTCCATTCCAGCAGTAACAAGCGAAGCTATTAAAGTATCATCCGCTGAATGCGTCACTCTAAGAAATTCCTTTGCTGTTGATGTTGGAATCAATGTTGATGCTGTTGGAGCTGTTATTAAATTTAGTTTTACCATTGTTTTTTATATATAAAAAAAAAGGGAGGGAAAAACCCCTCCCCTTTTATTAACTAATTAAATAAATAATTAATCCTGTTCAATTAATGATGCAAACGCAGTACCATTATCTGTAGCATCTCCATCTACTAGAGACGTACAAACTAATGAGCCAACACCTTGTCTAGACTTAGTGTATGGGTCGAAAAGGACATCAATCCCGCCGAATTGACACACATGTACACGCGAAAAATCTCCGAATAAAGCATGAGCTCTATTAGCAGTTCCTCCAGTACCTACATTAGTAGATAAAAGCCCAAAATAACTATTTAATCTCTTATCTGCATTATCCCATAATGCCGACACATTAGCAATCTGTGCCAGAGCTTTTACATCTCCATAACATGTAGCATCCATTAAATAGGCAAATCTTCCACCCTCTAAAGGGACATTATTTCCTAGTACAGTAGTTTCTAATGCTACAAAATCACTAGCAGCAGTAGCACCAGCGGCAGGATTTGCGCCCCCAGCAGCATCTGAAAATATAGATGCAGGAGCATTAGACACATCCGAACGCGCCAACAAAGCAGCCTCTAATGTAGAGGCAATACTAGCAGCCATGTTTCTACGAATAGCAGCCTCTAGTCCAGCATTTTGAGTCATTGCCTCAGCTGACATATCTACAACAGAAATTAATTTCTTTGGAGTTAATGTCAATGATGATGTACTACCAGATGCAGCTGTATCAGCACCAGAGTCCTCAGTAGTCCAGCTGGATGTGATTCCACTTACAATCGGAAATTTTTGGTCATTAACACCAGAGTAAAAATTAGCTCCAGCAGAAACCAAAACCAAATTAGCTTGTAATTGGTCGGTAAATGACTGAACATCAGTACCAGCAGATGCAGCTGTAGTAACAGCAGCTCTATGTTCTAGTACAGATGATGGAATAGCTATCCCTCTAAACATTTGATTTGGATGCATCATTCGTGCTTCTTGGTCCATTTCCTTAACTAATCCTGTTAAATTTCCAGATACTGATTGTTGCATAGCCTCTTGGAATGAATAGTCTCTAAGTTCTTTAACTTCTTTGGTTGGTTTAGATGCTGAAATGTTAGCGGCAATAGACTTATTCAATTCCTCTTGTCTTTCAGCAATTGTTATTTTTTTGTCTATAGATTCAATTTCAGTATTAAAACCATCCCACTCTTTTTGCTCATCCTCTGTGATATCTCTATCCTCAGAAGCCGCAAGATTGATGATAGCCTCCATGTTTTCAACAATAGAAGCTCTTTCTTCTTTTAATTTAAATGAGTTCATTTTAATCTTGATTTTTTAATTTTAATAATTCTATTTTTTTTTCTAATAAATTCCTTTTTATTAGGTCCTTTTCTTCTTGTTTGTTTTGTTCTTTTTCTAGTTCTGTTTTATATTTTAAAAAACTACGTTCTGCAATGGTCGCCTCTGGATAAGCCGGATAGGTTACTAAACTCACGTCTAATAATCTAGATACTTTTTTAATTGTTCTAATAGTATTGCCCTCCTCATCTTGCGTCCAATCATCCTCCTCTACTATAAATCCAAAACTATTCTGCGTTATATCTCCCCTATCTAGAGATACCATTAAATCATTTCCATAGGATGTATTAGGGATATTTACAGAGTATCTTAATCCCTTTTCATCTACAGATAGAGATAGTGTTCCTGCTGTAGTTCGCCCCAAAATATAATTTGAGTCATGATTAAATAAGGCCCTCACGTCATTTTCTAATACCTCATCAAAAGCTCTCTCATCTATTCTCTCTCTGAATCCGCCCAGATTTTCAGATAGTGAATTAAATACACTACCATAACCTACTACCTCTCTAGATTCAGCATTCTCTATTCTTAACTCTGAGGCTTCAAAATTTCTAACCTCTATATTTTCTGATTTATTCTTTTTCATTGTTATTATTATTTTCGCCTAATTGGCCTAGGTTAAGTGGGACAAAAAATTCGTCCCCATTTTCTATTTTATTTAAATCCTCCATAGTTCTTATCTCGTTTGGAGATAGTGCCCCTATTTCAAATAATTTCCTATAGTAATCTGCTCTACTATCAGCGTCCCCTCTCAATAGTTCTTTTGTTTGGAATTTAAAAAAGTGAGTAGATAATTCTCTATCCGCTAATAATTTCCTGTTCAATTCCTGCTCCCAGTTTACTAAATATGGAGTAAGAGAATACTTTGCAAATTCTAGAGACTGCTGTTCTATATTATTAAATGATGATTTTGATAAATCATTTATGAGATGATTTGGGACACGGAAAATTCTAGCAATTTCCTCCACACTAAATCTCCTAGTTTCAATGAACTGAGCGTCTGCTAATGGCATCCCTATTGGTTTGAATTTTACACCCTCCTCCAAGATTGCCGTTTGGTGGCTATTGTGAATCCCAGAAAAACGATTATTCCATGAATCTCGCAATCTATTCGCAGCATCATCTGATAATCTAGATGGATGTTCTAATATCCCAGATAGATTTGCACCACGTCCAAAAAAATTAGCTCCAAATTCCTGCGACGCACTTGCGATTCCTAATGCCTCAGAAGCTACTCTAATGGGAGATTTACCTACTATTCCATCATAACTAAATCCTACAATGTGTAGGACCTCCTTATCCGATAAGACGCCTGAATCCTTAACAGTATAATATATCAATCCATCCTCATCCGATTTAAACGGCTGTACATTTTCTGGGTTTAATATCTCTAATTCAAAAGGCCGTGCGGCTCCATTTCTTTTGATTCGTGCATAAGCATTTCCCCATAGGAGCAAATGACTCATCATGGTCTCTATAAAATTATATTTAGTATAGTTCGGGCTGGGAGAAATAGAGACTAATTTATTTAAGGGATTTGGATAATCAATGTACTTAGACCCATCGGAATCCATTTTGTATATATTGATAGGTAAGGAGGCTATAGTTTCACTAAGTAATCTGACCGCGGACCAAACCGCAGTAAGTCCCAAAGATGATTTCTCGGACACCCGAACTCCACTTCTACTCCCAAACATGGTCGCAGATGTTAAAAAATTGCTCCTTTTTTCTGTTCTAAAAAAATCAAATAATCCCATTTATATACAATATGTACACAAATATAATAAATAAAAAAAAGATATTACTATGGCTAGAATAAAGTTTTTTGGAGCACGTTTGGCTTCCATTCGTAGTAATATAATGTATAGTATCTATTGTCCCTAAATTTGTCCTTAAACATCTCTTTATGTAAAAGTGGAGAGTTACTATTAATTAACATTTTAAAGTCCTTATATTGGACCTTTACGGCGTTATAACGGCACTCGTATGGGATTCCTATTAATGTAATCCCTTTAAGGGATGGTTTTAATTTATATCCTTGTATTAGTTTTCTAATTGTGTAATGTTTCATATTGCTTTGTTAAAATGATTAATCGCATATAAAATACCTTTTTTGGAAATAGGTATCTCGTGTGTCTCTAAATCAGCCTCCATGCAACTATACTCATCTAGCTTGCCCCTCTCTAATTTACTTTTAAAACTTATGGCTTGCTTTTTATTTGCAAAGCCTTTATTTACCCATTGTTCGCTACCCTCGCCCTCAGAATAATCAAACCAATTCACTACATATATTTTCATACTTTATTTTTTTGTTTGTTATACCATTTTTTCATGTATTCATTTGTTGCTTTTTTTCTTTCCATCAAAAATCCACCCTTACAAAAAATACATTTTTCACATTCTATAAGTGCCACCCTTTGGCACCTTAGACAAAATCTAAAATCTTGCATATTAACTATTATCCTTAATTTTAAATATACTATGTTCTGAAATGTCTTGCTGAGATGTATTTACATACAAGGTCACACCCATACGCGCCTCGCTTTCGTCTGCATATTCTTTATCATGAGTATGAATTTCAAAAATAAGTTCTGTATCATTATAACTATATTTAATTGGAAATTTCCCACTTTCAAATTTTTTAAGGTCATTTTTAATTGCAACATCTGAGCCCTTAATAAAATACTTATCACGACCCTCATTCATTTT